TATAGCCCTTTCTCTGGGCGTTGGCCATGACCTTGTTCATGATGAGTGTCTTACCAGCCATGGAAGGACCGGCAAAGCCTGTGATACGGCCACGAGGAACGCCACCATACAGAGAGCCTGAAATGATGGCATTCAAAGCATAAGAGCCTGTATCAATCCAGTCATCTGGAATGGAAAGCAGGTTATCGGCGAGAACATCTGCGTCCGGGTTGAGAGCATCAACCGACTTGAAGATGTCTTTCAAGTCTTTAAAGGGATTTGCTTTTGCTGCCATATTATTCCTCAAAAAATTTGATGACCTGTGGCTCTGCTGCTACTGGCTGAGGAGCCGGAGCAATTGCTACTGGCTGAGGAGCCGGAGCAATATCACGGAAGATTGCTTCATACTGGGCATGGAGCTTGAAATCAAAATCAGTATCAAGCAAAGGGGTAATAGTTTTCTTCTGATACACCCATTGTGTTGGCTTGTTGGGATTAGCGAGGAACTCACGGAAGAACAAAGGAAGGATTTGAATCTTCATCTGTCCTGGGACTTCAACAAGCTGGGTAGTTGCAGGATTCTGAACAACGAGCGTGTCGTCCGTTTCGGTTACTACTGTTGCAATGATAGTTCTTCCGATGTTATCGAGAAAAACCGTTAGTTTGGTTGTAGGTGTTGACATAATTTATTACTTGGTTTGAACGCTCTTCCAGAGTACCAGAAAGAGTAGTTACATTTATTTTATAGTAGTCAATAAGAAACTCAAATGCTTTGACTGTCTGTTCGAAGAATTCCTTTTGAACTGTGCGTACCCCATCATCTTCCAATTTAAGTTCAGGCTTAACATAGAAGATATGAGTGTATGAAGGAATCATTTCCTCAAAGAGCATTGCGCAGGCATCAAAGAGTTTCTCAGTGATCTTACATTGATAGCGAAGCACACTGGTATATGCCATCCCATCAAGGGCGCACCGATCGTGGAGGAAATTTTCCCCACCATTTAGTAAGCGCTCATAGAATCCAGTCATCACTTTGATTTGTGTAAGACCAGACGCATTTTCGTTAATGACTACCCCTTGCTCCTGGAGCTTGCGAGTCATGCTTGTTGCAAATGTGTAATCCTTTAGGACTCCAAGACTGTGGTGTTCCTCGAGATGCTTTATAAGTGTGCTCTTTCCTTGTGAATGAGCACCAGAGATAGCTAATTTCATATTGTTTAATTACCGAGTCTGCACATCTTTCGGAAGATGGAAATGTTTGTTTTGATTGCTTGTTTGATGTCTTCCGGCAAATCCTGGTCGATGTGATCAACCAATTTACAGTTCCACTTGTGGAGTACTCCATACTTTGGGTGGTAAGGTTCCCGAAGGATACCCGCTACAACTGGATTGGAGGTGTCGATAGATTCAATGAAGTTGAATTCCTCACCATCATACAAGGTGAACTCAAACGGAAGGCTTGCACCAAGGAGATGGTGGGGCTTAGATGTATCGATGATACCATCATTCAAAAGATCCCGTAGAAGGTTGTATCTCCCAACTGCATACATGAGGGGCTTGTAGTCTCTAACACGCGAAGACATGAAGGGGGTGTCACCCTCTAGGAAATACTCATAGATGAACGAGAAAGCAATCTTGTCAACCTTTTCCACCATAAACTTGTAGCATTCTTTCAGTTCTTCGTAGGTTCTGCCTTGCACCACACCAATGGTTTTTGAAGGAACCTCAATGCCTCCCAAGCGTTCAAATGCTAGGAGGTCGACTTTGGTTTGGAGGTAGTCATTGAACGCATCAGGGACAATATAATGGGTTGGGTTCAATTTGTTGATCCAGCCAACATATTTCTCAGAATCAAAGGCCACCCCCAACTCAAAAATGGAGTTGTCAAGGATGACTGTTCTCCCTAGCTTTAGGGACTCCACAAAATAATTGAAGTATTGAGGATGCGTTTCGAACAAATGCACTAATGCATAGTCGTAATCAGTGAGGCTTCTGGATTCTTCCAGAAAGCTTATTGGGCACTCGTGAGCTACTTTAAACATAAGTATTTATCAATATTACCATGAAAGAAAAAGAAGTCAACGGTCATGAGGAAGCTGTGTTTTTCATCGCAAAATTCAACACCGAGACTCTGTGGTGTACAGAGAGTACTACCAAGAAACAATGCCTCCAAAAACTCCTCAAGAAGCTGAACATACCAACCAAGGCAAAAATTCCCAAAGGCTCTGTGGTTAACATCATGAAGGTTACAGTCAATCAAACACTAGCTGAAGAGATCAAATAGATCCGTTGTCACTTCCATTCCAATCTTCGGGAATCTCCAACCAATTGACATATACAGTCTCTCAATGGCTGATGACACCAGCTTCTCAAACATCTTCTCAAGGTCAATAGGCACCAGATCCATCAGCTCCTTCGGGCATTCGTCACCCATGAAAGCAAGCGCAGGGATCCCAAAAGGATTCTTCTTGGCATAATACATTTTGACCTTGTCACCAGATTTGATTTTCTGATACTTGTGTCCCAAATTCAACTCGTCCAGGAGAAAGTTGTGAGCCATAGCTGCTCTCACATGACCTGGCGTGCCTTTCCTGAACTTGGTCAGGGATGCCCCCGATTCGTGCTTCTCCATGTCCTTAACAGATGAACGCTTACAGATGTCTTCCAATTTCAATTTCTTGAATTCTGCAAAAGACTCCTGAAACTTCTTGTTAGCCTGATGGGGATCCTGAGTCAGCAAGGCCGTATTGGTTACTGACTTCAATAACTCTTTGACCTTGGCAGGGATAGTGGATCTTACAAGCTCCACACCAACATACTTAAACTTGTCACACTTCACACCCTCTTCATCAAGCACGTGAAGGACGTACCGTTTCTTTTCCAGGAAGGTTCCCACATCTGCAATAGCCTCTCTCTTAAATTCAAAACGGGGATCAACAGAATTGAGATTCTCCCTACCCCAATCAAGAATCTTAGTATTGAGGTGGACACCCAATTTCTCAATCAAAGATGCAGCCAGAGGATTTATCTCACCATCAATAACAAGAGGCAGATTCAATTTGTCCAAGACAGGTTGGAGAGTGATGTATTCACTGTCTGTGTCAGATGCAAGTGTCAAGCTGGTCTCCACACCAAAATACTCCTTTACATAGTCATCAATGATCTTGGCGCCTGCTTTGACAACCGCCTGACCAGTATGTGTAATGGACGAGGCATTCTGGATATCCACAATAGACGAGTGGTTGTTTGCAAATGTTCCGTAGATACTATTCAAAGCAATCTTTAAGGCCCAATCAAGGGCTGAGCCAGCAGAAATCTTGTCTGAAAGCTCTTTGATCTCCTTCTCAAGCTCCGGAGTCTTCTCCTTCTTGAGAGCATCCTTTAGGGTGTTGAGCTTGAGCTTGCGAGCTGTGTTTTTCTTCTTTACACTCACCCGCTCAGCATAGATGGAGTTGATTAGACACGGAATTACTCCCTTGGTCTTCTGTGAGTACAAGATACCTGCTTTGGATACAGCAATCTTCTCTTCCTTGATGAATTTCCTAAACTTATCGTTGTCCACCTCCTTGGATGTCCCATTAGACAAATGAACTACAATCTTTTCACCACTCTCGTATTTCTCAATGGAATCAATGCTGCCTAGCTTGGTCTCCGGTGAAATGTTCAGGGTGATGATGGTGTTGGGATACAGAGAGTTGACGTCATAGCTCACCACTGCTTTCTGGATTCCTTTAATGGGCTCCATTACATAACCACCCATTAGGGTTTCATGGCGATTCATGTCCTTCTTAAACGTGGCAAGGATATAACCATGCTTCATGGCCTCCAAAGCAATAGCACCTGTGATGATAGCAACCTTTCCAAGAGCCTTCTCAAAATTGGTACATCCCTTGTAGGCTAGCAGACGAACAATCTGAAGGAAGTTCAATTTGAGGTCCAGCTTCTTGAGAAGGTGGACGTCCTGGATGTTGTAGTCAACAAACAGCTCCCAGTTCTCTTCTGAAAGACCCGATAGACTAGTGGCATTAAACGCGACCTTTCCCTCTCCCAACTCGATTTGTGCAATGTTGTTGAGAGCATATGAGTCTGGAGTTCCTCGCGAAAAGGTCTTGTAGATTTCCAGATAGTCAATGCAACTTACACCATCGATATACCACCTCTTCTGTGCTCTTCCAAACTTGTCAAATGCATCCCTGGAATACACTCTTCTGGTTGGTGAAAGGCGCTGGACAGCCTCTTCACCGAAGAGTTTATCAATGCGGTTAATGATATATGGAACGTCAAAGAACTCGGAGTTCCAACCACAGAGGATATCACAATAATCCGTCTGCCAAAAGGTCAGGAACTGGTAGAAGAGATCCTTTTCGTGGTCACACTTGTAGTACGTGACATTCTTCTCCTTTGGTTTGTAATCCTGCGCAAGACCCCAAGTATAAAAATGATCCTCGATGGAATCATAGATGGTTATGAGGTTGACTGGATCTCTAGCCTCGCTGGGTTCTGGGAAAGAACCAGGGCTGTAGGTCTCGATATCAAAATAGAAAATCTTGAGAGGGTACTTTGAAAAGTCTTCACTATCAACTTGATCTTTGTATGTGTCAATGAGGAACTGCTGCTCAACGGGGTAGTTACCAAACAACCTTGAAGTGGAGCATTCTTTTACGTACTTGGACTTCTCATACCCATTCCTAAACTGCTTGCGAACCAATGGAGTCTTGAAAATGGACATTGCATCCTTCTTTCCATATTGGTTTTCAACATACAGATAAGGGGCAAACGGAACTTCGGTCTCAATACGCTTACCCTCTTCATCCCATGTACGCAAGTAGATGGTTGAATCTTTTGGGTTATACGAAGCATATCTATACATTTAATCAGTATAGAGGTTCTTTTCCAAAAATCAAGATTTGATGTATTTTCTGTCCTTTGAACCAAACGGGGTGAAATAAGCCTCGTGATGTTTCATGAGGTTCTCCTCATCATCAAGCCAGAATTTCTCCGCATAGGCTCTGGATGCACGGCAAAGTCTTGAGTACGAGACATTGTCCTTCAATGCACTCTTGATGACATCAATGAACTCATCCCCTGTCTTATATTTCAGG